TGTAACGCTTGTGATGTCATCTAACTCCTCCTCATTCTCTGTATCGTATATTGCTTTATAACTTTGCTTTGCGAATTTGTCTATCTCTGCAAACGCTACACATTCATGACCGTGTTTTTCTAATGCAGAACGGAAACCTCCAATACCACTACATATATCTATGAATTTCATTCTCCCACCAACTCTTTGCATATCTCATCAAAGGTCTGGATACCTCTACCATCAGTGACATCCATAATTACGCCATAAACATACTGATTGATACTAAACTCCATTCTGTCTTGTTCATCCGGAATATGTCCTGTCCCTTGTCTAATGTCGGTACACTGAACATATACCTTAATATCCTTCTCACTTGCTCTTTTAAGATGTTGTGCATATCCTAATTCACAAATCGTACCCTGTGCATGTGGTAAGTAGTCGAATATCATGACATCGCTTGTTTCCATGCCTAATGTGTCATTAAACACAATGCGTTCTGCTAATTTATCTTGATTAGCATTTGCTTTATCGTTTATGTCCTTATCGTCGTGTGGTGCGTAAACTTTAAAGCCTAATCGTTGTAACTCTTGTTTCTCCCATTCACGACGCATTTGTTGTCCTATACTCAACATATCTCCGCCTAAATAGATCATTGTTCTGCCTCTTCTTCTTTAATTTCGTAAATTTCATTTTCAACACTTTTAATTAAGTTATCGATCTTCTCTCTAATATCTTTACCGCTCGCATTTTTGAATTCTGTCGTTGTTTCATATCTGAGATAACCTAAGTAACCTATTATATTTACAAGTAGCCCTTCTAATTCTTTTATTCTGTTACACGCTTCTATATCTTTATTGGTTTCTCTATGAAATTTAACTCCTTGCAGTAAAAGTTCAGCTGTAATATTATTTTCAATATTGATTTTCATTGTTTTGCCTCCATTTTTTCGATTAATCTATCTGCATAATCTCTAGCTTTTTTGAAATCTGCTAGCTCATCATCTTTTCGACCTGCACGAACTGGATATTTAATCATATTACCTTTCATAAAACCTTTGAACTGTTCGAATGGTAATTGTTGATACAAGAAGTCGATAACATCTATATTTTCACTACCTTTATAATGGTCAGGTATATTATTGTCTTGTCCTTCCTTCACGTCCACCTTACGTGTGAATGGCTCATCAACTCTCACAAAGTCATCGTTATCTGTAAGTGTGAATTTATAACCACCTGCATTCTCAACCTCTGCATACCAAACTGTTTTCAAACCTTTTTCTTTTGCATACACACGATTGACTATGGCCGTTTGCATAGCAGTAATACCTTTAAATCCTGCTTGGAACTGAACAATATTATCTACTTTCAAATCAATTATTCTTACATTTTCCATTCCGCTACCCCCTCTGAACATTGCCGTATTGATCTGTTTTGACTTTAACCATAAGATTGTTTTGTACTAGATTTTTAAAGTATCTAGTGTTAACTCTATGCTTAGCAACCTCACGTTCTGCACGTTTAGCTCTAGCAATACGTTCTTCTCTACGTTTACGTTTCAACGCTCTTTCGTGCCTAATTTCTGCTTGCTGTATCTCATACAACTGCTTAGCTGTTAATTGCTTTTCATTTCTTTCGTACGTCTGCACCATATTCATATACTCCCTTGCCATGTATTAATTCTGGACCACGCAGTCCTTCGTCATATCTCTTACGAACCGTACTATCTGATACATCAAAATATTTGTACACATCACATAATCTGTAACGTTTACCGTTTAAATTCACTTTCGGCATGGTGTCACTGCCACCCTTCTGATATAACGCTAACGTTTTCTACTTGTTTAATATCTAAGTGTTTCTCAAACTCGTTTGGGTACTTCTCCGCCATCTCAAGCACCTGCTCTTCCGTTTGTTTTTCGTTGTCCGGAATAATGTAAGCTGTGCCTTCGATTTTGAATGTAACTGCTAGTTTTGCCATTACTCATCACCTACCAATTCGCCATCTTTCCAAACGAGTGTCAATGTCATGTCTTCATTAACTAAATATAAACATTCAGTGTTAAAGTAACTCGGATTATATTCCATAATATTATTGATACTAGTATTTTTTTGAATAACAGAAGAAACTGATCCTGGATGATGCTTATCATTATATATCTCTAATACAGTATCTAGTTTTGTGTCTTCCGTAATTTCTTCTTCGACTTCTACTGTGAAAGTTTCATTTATAGCAATTTCATGCTCTATCGACAAATTTTGAATTTTATCGAAATACACAGAACCACCATCAAGATTGCTATAAAACGCTTTTTCTTTAACACCATTTTTCCAAGCCCACTCAATTAATTCTGGCAACGTCATTTCTACTTTTCGTTTAATCTTTACCATCCTTCATCTTCTCCTTTTTACGCTTTCTGCGTACCTTCCACAATTTCGATTGCTTCTTCCACACTTCTAGCTACTCCATATAAAATATTTTGTTTTTCTGCAAAATCTCTAAATTTCTTTTGTTCAGGTCTTAATCGTCCATTTTCTGTTTTTACTTCGATTGCTATAAACTTTCCATCTGATTTACGATAACCGAATGTATCGGGAAAGCCTTTAGGCAACAATTTAATAACGCGATTATCACGAGTAATAACTTTTCCAGCATTTGCTCTAAAGAGCCTATGCCCTCTGCGATTTATTTCAATTAAAATGTCGTTTTGTATTTTTTGTTCAGTCATAAACTTTTACACCTAGAAAATTAGATTCTTCCATCCCAGAAAAATCAATATCTCCGTCACCATCTGTTATGCTCATCAATTCTACGTATCTTTCTCCATCTTCTAATTCAACCAATGCTAAACAAACGATTGGACTTTCAAATGTAGTTCCATCTTCGTTATCATATAGCGCGTTCATTTTTCTACTTGTATTTATAATTTGTATAATTTTTTTATCCATTATTATTCCTCCAATTATTAAATAGTGATGGGTAACGTGACGGGTAAAAAACACCTATAACCCTTACGTGCTCTAGGTTTGTCCACAAAAGTGACGGGAGGCGTTGAAAAAACTTTCATATATTTTTATATTCCTTTATATTTTTGTATTGCACTTTTATATTAACCACCCGTCACTTAATAAAAAAAAGGTTTAAACATTGATATAAAGGCATTTGCGCTAATTTTTCACCCGTCACTTTTCCCGTCACTACCCGTCACTTAATTTATTGATTCAAGTCCGGGATATTTACTTGGAATTTTCAAACCAAAGTAAAACATTCCAGAATTAGTTTTCTTGTATTTAAATTTTTCTTTCATTTTTATTCCAAAATCTTTGTTACTCATTTTGTAATTACCGTTGTTGTTTGCCCACTGTTTATATAATTCGTATAATTCATTAGCCTTTTCTTTTCCGTCATCTACTCGTTTACATTCATCTTCAATAAACTGTTCGATAACGTCCATTTCAGTACGATACGCTTGACTTGCTGCTTTCAATTTATCCGGCATTTCTAAGCCTTCCTGCATCCACATATAGGCACCTTCGGCCATCCAATTTAAAATAGCCGGTGCTTCTCTTAATAATTTATATTTAAGATCTTTATCGACTTTTTCTTCAGGTATTTGTACATCGAATGGAATTAATACTAAACGTCTCCAAATCCCATCATCAGTACCACGAATTATAGGTTTGTGGTTAGTAGAAACCCATATTTTAAATTTAGGTGTATATTCAAATTCTTCGGCATATAAGAAACGCGCAGTTACTTTGTCACCACCAGTTAACTGTTTGATTAAACCTTCATCAAAACGAAAACCTTCATTTGGTTCAGAACTTGTTACAAATCTCGCTTTGCTTAACCGTGCAATGTCGGTATTAACATTGTCGTTTTTCTTAACCATTAATGACTTTGCTTGCATGTTGTTGGAATAGTCCCCAAGTATTTCAGAAATAACTTCTACAAAGATACTTTTACCATTACGACCCTTACCAAATAGAATGAACATGATTTGTTCTCTTGTACTACCAGTAAGCGAATAACCTAATGCTTTTTGAATGTAGCGAATAACTTTTTGATCACCTGCAAAAATATCGTTCAAGAAATCTAACCATACTGCTGGTTGCATTTTTTCTGTATAATCCGTATTAGTAATTTGTGAAAACATTTTATTGATATCGTGCTTATAAAGTTCTCTTGAAGTTAAATCGATATAACCATTTGCGACATTTATAAGCATGTCGTCTCTATCAAAGTCATCAGGTGTAGCAGGTCGTCGGTGCATGAGTTCATTCATGATGTTCTTTTTAGCTTGAGTGCCACGTGTCTTTTTATAATATTTTTGAAAGACTTCTCTAGCTTCTTCTTCTGTTACATCTTCGCTATGAAGTACTTTTTCATTTTTAATACTTTCAATCATTTCATCGATTAATTTACGAATTGACCCTTTATCATCAATCTTCCATTTCATACCGTCATAGATATAAAATTTATTGGCGATATAACTATATTTGTAAAGGTTGCCGTATCTATCTATAAATCGGTCTGCATTACCTGTATCGTCATAGCTTCGAATTGGATATTCTTTTGTTTCTTCTTGATTATCAAATAATTTACTTAATGCATATCTAAGTGGGTTGTCATCTGTTTGCTGCTTAGGGGTATAAATATTGTTAGCTTCATTAATTGCTTTGAATAAGGTTTGTTCCCCGTATGTAGAATTCTTTCGTTTTTCATCCCACTTATCACGGTATAGATTTGACTGTCTAAAAATACTATCCATTTGCGAGTAATCTTTGGCACACCAGAAAGCTAGTATATTTGCAAGTGCCATATCTGCTTCCGAATGAGAAGTGTAATAAGGCTCGTAGTTACCTTTCATTAAGTCATCAAATAATTTAGCTTGCTTTGATTTGTAGATTTCATTGATAACATCGATTTCTGATAAATTGTGGATATTTTGTTGATAATTGTTTGTAGTTGGATACTGTACTGTGTTATCTGGTAAATACTTATCATAGATTGTTTTGAATACTTGTTTTGATACTTCCGTTACATCTTTATATTTACCGATTGACTTACCTGTCATGGTAAAAAAACGACCGCTATCGTACATTTCAATATTGCCTTTACGGCGACGAGTGCCGGGTATCTTGCCTTTTACAATAATGTGCAAACCGTTACCACTTGGACTGACTTCTGTATAACTTTTAAAAGCTTCGTTAAATTCGCTAACAATATTGTCTAATTTATCGCCTTGTTTAAATCTATGAAGATCATCATCAATATCATCAATATCAATGCCAAGGTATGGGGGTTCAAAAAAGAACCCTATACCATCGACACCTTTAGCATTGACTGCTGTTTCGTAACTAGACCATGTGCTTTTATCATTTGATTTAGCGAACTCGCCAGTTTCGGCATTAAAAGGTATTTTTGTACGTTTACCATTACGCTTTTCAAACTTCCACACACACCAGTTATTAAGTCGTTTTAATTCATCTGGAATATTAGAAAGGTAAGTCGTCATCATTGATGTCTTCACCACCCGCAAATGCATTATTGCTACTTGGTTTATCATCATCTGACTTCCACTCATGATTCACTTGTGGGAATTTAGTATTTTTAAAATTCCATGGCGCTACACGATTGACGATTTGCTTTTCACCTTTATATTCGTTCTCTTCTTGTTTTACAAACACTCTGACTGGTTTACCTCTGAACATTCCAAGTAATTGCTCAATACTTTCAATTGCAGTACCCTCTGGCACACCTACACCGTTTAAATAGTGCATGAAGTTATCCATTTTATATTTATATTGACCTTCGATTGTGCGTTTCCATTCATCAACGAAAATTACTCTATTAGCATATTTCGCTTGTAATTCTGATGTTTTCTTTAAATCGTTTCTAACTACCAATTGAAGTTGTGTTTCTTCTTTTCCATTCTTCGTTGCTCTTTCTGTTGCACTCTTGATAACAACTTCGTATTCTCCTTCTGGCAGTGGGCTAAAATCGTTACTTTCTAAGTTTGAATAATCTGTTGTAAATAATGTCATAATAATAAATCTCCTTAATAATTATATTTTTGTTTAATTGGTTTTAAGTCTGCGTATAAGACTGGAAATGGTGCTTGTTTGTAATATGGATGATTAAATTTAATCCATGATTCTTTATAGTTGTTGGCTTTTGTATAGAGATAATAATCTTCTAAAGACTTTAAATCTTTCTTATCTTTTAAATCTTTGCTATATCGTTTAAGTGTGTAATCAACTTTAAACGGTTTGATGTCAGTTAGTTCTGCATCTTTTTGTTCTAAACCTTTTTGTTCTTCAAGTTCCAATTCATGGCCACAATTGGGACATCGTTTTAATTTACTTTCAAAAACTGTAAAACATTCTGTACATTCTGCTAATGCAGGTGCGTCATTTTCTTTTTTACTACGCTTCTTTTTGTAGCCTTTAAAATATTTACTCCAATCATGAGGCGTATCGGGCAAGCCATGTCTAGCGTAGTTCCCGACATGATCAATAATTAGTGCTTTTTTGTTAGGTTGATAACGCATGGACCGCATAGCTTGCTGCATAAATAAAACAAGTGAATCAGTAGGACGTGCTAAAATGACACACGTACAATCTGGAACGTCAAAGCCTTCAGAGATTAAATCAACATTGCATAAAACTTTGATAGTGCCGTTTTTAAAATCGGACATAATTCTGTCACGCTCGTTTGCACTTGTTTTAGCGTCTGCATGTTCTGCGTTAATACCGGCATTTCTAAATTGTTCTGCAATATCTTTACTTGTCTCCACACTGTGGGCATAAAGTATAGTTTTTTGACCGTTAGCAAACTTTTTATAATTCTCAACGATATTGCCGTATATTGCCTTAGGTATGGCATTATCCATTGACTTCTTTGTGTAGTCGCCCGTTCTAGATTTCTTTAACTTACTTTCGTCCGCAAGCACCACACTTTTATATTCGTAGTCTGCAAGTTTGTTATTTTTTATTAACCACTCAACTGATGGCCCTTTAACCATTACATCGTAAATATCTGTAAACCCTTTACCGTTTGCTCGCCACGGTGTTGCAGTGAACCCAACTCGCAAAGCGTTAGGAAAGTAATCGTAAATATCTTTGTACGTTTTTGCTCTACTGTGATGTGTTTCGTCAGTAACAATAATCTTAGGTGGTGTAAGTTCAGATAAAATATTTTTTGCGCGTTTTTCTGAAAGGATATCCACATGAGTTAAATCGACACCATGTTTTTTTAAAGTATTCTCGATTTGATAACTCAATTCTTTACGATGAACAATAAACAGGATGTGACTACCTTTGTTCACAGCATTTTTGACAACTTCTGCAATCATGACCGATTTACCACTTCCTGGAGGACTTTGAATTAGTACACCAGATTTTTTTAGCAATATATGTCTTGCTTGGTCAACGAGATTTTCTTGATATTCGTAGAGTTTAAACTCCGTCATCCACATCACCGACTTTAAACAAATCTTCTTGCAAGCAATGTTCTCTATTATCTAGCTGATTTTTAGCAAATACATTGTTGCTAGGACTTAAGATAAAACCACGTTTGCCTGATTTTTCGTTAAAAACTAATCGAGCAACCACTTGGCAAAGACCTGCGACATTATCACGAATAGTTTTACGAATGTCTGGTACTGCTTGAGTAATTTGTTGACCTGCTGGAGTGTAATTTTCAAAGTTCGTTTCCCAAGCAATAAATACAAGTCGTTTTCTTAGAGATTGCAGGAAACGCAAGCTATCAATCGTAAAGAAGTCTACACGTTGATAATGTGACATTTCGGGTACACGTTCGTTTTTACCGTTACGCCCTAGATTAGCGAGCATTGAACGGAACAATTCTGATATATTGTCGATGACAATCGTGTCGTATTGATTAACTATATCTTTGTTATCGTTAAACCATTTCATCAACTCGCCCCACTCTTCCCATGCATCGTGAGTGTTGAATTCTAGAATGTCGATGTTCTCATTACCTTTTAAAGGTCGTTCTGATTTATCCACATTCACATAGAGTGTTTTACCGGGTAAGAAATTAATTGTGTGTGTCTTACCTGTGCCTGGTTTGGCATAAAGTAAATACGTTGATTTGTCTGTGGTAATATCTTTAGCGCTTGAAATGTTAAACACTTATTTCACCACCAAACTTGTTGAGTTTACTAATTCTGCACCTTCAACATCAGCACCTGCTAAAATATCTTCTTTCATTGCTTTTTTATCGTATTTATCTGGTTGTGGTATACGGTACGCTTTATCGATAAGTGCTTCGTCTGTGATACTCACACTTGGTTGATTATTACGTTTATAGATGTAGTTAGTTGATGTTCTATAATTGTCTTTTTGTTGTACTTCTAAAGCGTCTTGTAAGTGTTGTTTTAATCTGCCGATAAAATTATTCTTTTGTTTCTTCAGTGCTTGTAGACGTTTAATCTCTTTATCTATCGCATCAGTATCTGCTTCTACACTTCTGATTAAGCCGACTGTATTATCCACTTTGGTATTCATGTCTACTTCAATACTGTCTAACGTATCTTGTAAATCTTCGATAGAATAACCTTCGTCCAACATATTAAGTAATTGTTGATGTTTTGTTGATAATTCATGAAAGTTAGCCATTAGTTAGATCCTCCTCACCTTCGTCAGTTTGTAGGTTGAAAATCGTATTTTTAAGTTTCGAATTTTCTTCTTTTAGCTTTTCAGCTTCACTTTTTTTCTCCCAGTATCTATTTCTGTAATCTTCGATTTCTTTGTCTTTTTTAGATTTCACCTCTATAAGTTGTCTGTACTCGTTTAAAGTGATGGTTACTGTTAGTTCTTGATTAGCTACAAAATTATTTTCAGTGTTATCATATGAAGAAAACTCTTTAGTGTAATAGTGTTGGTTTGTTTTAATTGTTTCAGTCATAGTTGACTACCTCCGTATATTTTGATTAAATTAAGTTGTATATTTTGGTTAAAGTTTGACTGTTTGCTATTGGCGTAGCACTCAGTCTTTTTTTACGTAGTAACAAGTGTCAAAGAATAAATAGGTTAGCATAGCAACTAACAATGCAATTGCAGCTGCATTAGTGATAAACACATTTAATGCGATTAATAGAAAGAACACTGCAATAAACATAAAACCTGTTAGTACAAACGTTTTATCGTCATTTGTCATTTGATCACCCCCTTAAAATACGTTCACGTTGTGAGTGAATTTTATATCTTCGATAAATTTCTGTTGGCACTTACCGTCATAACCACATATGTGATAGGCAAGTCCACGATTATTTTCATCGTGTAAATAGTTATCAACTCTTTGTGGGTGTTTTGTTAGTAAGTATTCTGCTGCTACTTCCAACTCTTCACCCGTGCAACTATTAATTACTTTTAAATCTTTAATTAGCAATTCTTTGTTTCTCATTATTTTGCTCCTCTCTTTCCTCTAAATTTTTCATCGCCGGCTCTAAGTAGCCACGTTTGGCAAAGAATTGGAACATCATTGTTTGTATGTGTTTTGGCATTACGCCCCTCCTTTTTTTAAGTTGTCTGCGGTTCTTTTGTCGTGTTTTCACGACTTACATTTAAAAAATATATGTCTGCACTTACTTCTAAGTACAAACACAACTTTCTGACTTCTGTCATTGTAAAGTCTGCACCGTGCGAACGATTTAACTTGTTGCTTACTGTAACCCTGTGTACATCAAGTAAATCAGCAAGTTCATCATGATTAATACCTCGTTCTTTCAATAGACCTTTAAGCTTGCTATAACCTTTCATATTTACACCTCTTTCTGTCGTGTTTTTACGACTTGTCTATTATAGTACACGTTAATGTAACCTAAGTCAATGCTTTTGTCGTAAATTTATAACTTTTTTTATTTATTCCTATATAAGTGTTGTGATTATTTTACATATGTTGTATATTATAAATGTAGCGAATATATTACAATAAAAGGAGGAAATGGTATGACTTTCGGCTCACGTATTAAAAAATTAAGGAAGCAAAAAGGAATGACGTTGCAACAACTTAGCGACGATTTACATAACCAATTTCCTAGTAAAGATAAAAGGAATAGTTTTACTAAAGGTAAATTATCTAACTGGGAAAATGACAAATCAGAACCAATTGCAAAAACTGTATCACAATTAGCTACTTATTTTGGTGTAAGTATGGATTATTTAATAGGTTTGGAAGATGACATCGTCCCAATTGAAAAGATAGATAAATATTACCAAGTACCATACTATGGTCAAGTGTCAGCTGGTAATTTCGAAACTGTGGAAGTAGATACTAAAGAATTAGAAGTGCCTGATATTGCTTTTAATGGTCGAAACCCTAAAGAGTGTATTGCTTTACAAGTGAACGGAGATAGCATGAACAAAGTGTTATCTAATGGCTCATACATAATTATTCACGATTACAGACGCAATCAAGATTATAGATTGAATAATAACGATATCTTAGTTTTGCGTTTGGGTGGTGAATATACTGTAAAGCGAGTGAGACGAACAGAAACAAAATTACATTTAGATCCTGTGAGTTATTCAGATGAATTTAAAACGAATACTTTTGATTTAGAAAGTTTAGAAGAAATAGAAGTAATAGGAAAAGTGATTTATAACTATCAAATATTCGAATAATTATAGCGCCTCTTATGGCGCTTTGCTATCATTATCTTTATAACAATTAGGAGGTAATGATATGGCGACATTTATAGGCGTTATATGTATTTTAATTGCTATAAGCGTATTCGCTTATCTTTTTAAAGAACTTAAAGCTGCAAGTCAAAGTAAAAGTAGAAAACAATCAAAAGCTGGAGAACAATTAGCAAATACATACACAAATATGGGAGGTTGCGGTTGTTTCTTCTTCTTAGTTGGTTTCCTCATACTATTTTATGTTTTTGTAATTTCTAAATACGGTTAATCTAAGGGTACACATTTTCTGCGTACCCTTTTTAAAGGAGTGATGTATTATGAACGTAGCTATTTACGTTCGTGTCAGGTCAGTACACTAGAGCAAAAAGAACATGGCTATTCTATTGAAGAACAAGAGCGGAAGCTCAAATCATTTTGTGATATTAATGATTGGACTGTATCTGATACATTTATAGATGCTGGTTTCTCTGGTGCAAAACGTGACCGACCAGAATTACAACGTTTGATGACTGACATTAAGCGTTTTGATTTAGTCCTAGTTTATAAGTTAGATAGGCTCACACGTAATGTACGTGACTTATTGGATTTACTAGAAATATTTGAACAGAATAACGTAGCGTTCAGAAGTGCAACAGAAGTATATGATACTTCAACTGCGATGGGTAGACTGTTCGTTACATTAGTTGGTGCGATGGCTGAATGGGAACGTGAGACAATTAGAGAACGTACACAAATGGGTAAACTTGCAGCACTTAAAAAAGGTATCATGCTCACTACTCCACCGTTTTATTATGATCGTGTCGATAATAAGTTTGTACCTAACAAATATAAGGAAGTTGTCCTATTTGCTTATGAGGAGGCGTTAAAAGGTAAGAGTGCTAAATCAATAGCACGTAAGTTGAATAATTCAGATATCCCGCCACCAAACAACAGAAAGTGGGAAGATAGGTCAATCACACGAGCATTGAGAAGTCCGTTTACACGCGGTCATTTTGAGTGGGGCGGAGTTTATTTAGAGAATAACCACGAGCCTATTATTACTGAAGAAATGTACAATAAAATTAAAGATAGACTGAATGAACGTGTGAATACAAAAGTGGTTGCTCACACATCTGTGTTTAGAGGTAAACTCACATGCCCAACATGTGGCGCTAAATTAACGATGAATACCAATCGAAAGAAAACACAAAATGGCTATACAACGCATAAAAATTATTACTGCAATAATTGTAAAATAATGCCTAACTTAAAACCAGTTTATATAAAAGAACGGGAGGTATTACGAGTATTTTATGACTACTTACTCAATCTAAATTTAGAGAAATATGAAATTGAAGAAAAACAAAGTGAGCCTGAAATAACTGTTGATATCCACAAAGTTATGGAACAACGCAAAAGGTATCATAAGTTATATGCGAACGGGTTAATGCAGGAAGATGAGCTGTTTGATTTAATTAAAGAAACTGACGAGGCTATTAAAGAATATGAAAGTCAAACTAAAAACAAAGTAGAAAAACAGTTTGATATTGAAGGTGTTAAAAAATATAAAAAATTACTTTTAGAAATGTGGAATGTATCCACGCTTGAGGATAAAGCCGAATTTGTACAAATGGCGATTAAGTCAATTGAATTCGACTATATTATAGATGACGGACCACCAACTAGCCGTAAGCATTCGTTGAAAATAAACCAAATAATTTTTTATTAATTTAGTATGGAAGTATGCACAATTGAGCAACCACGGCTGTATACCCTCTAAAGTACTCGTACATGATGGGATTGACGGTACCGATTTTGACACTGCCTTTTCAAGAAAAAAAGACGTTGTCAGCGCACTAAATAAGAAAAACTATGATAACTTAGCAAATGATTCAAATATCGAGGTATTTAATTACAAAGCACAATTCAAATCTAATACGGAGGTTAACCTTGTAAATGAGGATGGTTCTATTGCTAAGACATTAACAGCAGATAAGATAGTAATTAATACAGGTGCGAAATCAAATATTCCTCCAATTAAAGGTATAGATATTGCTCAAAATTTATATGATTCACGCGGATTATTAAATATTTCATATCAACCTAAGCATTTAGTAATCATTGGTGGAGGCTATATCGCCTTAGAATTTGCTTCAATGTTTGCAAATTTCGGTTCAAAAGTTACAGTGATTGAGTATGGAGCACAAATCATGCCTCGAGAAGATCAAAACGTGGTTGCACATGCAATTAAAGATTTAGAGGACAAAGGGATTACCTTTATCACAAATGCAGATACGCTAGAATTTAAAAATGAAAACAACCAATCAACGATTGTAACTTCTAAAGGTAATTTCTCAGCCGATGCCGTATTATTAGCTACAGGTCGTATACCTAACACAGACTTAGCACTAGAAAATACTGACATTGAACTTGGTGAACGTGGTGAAATCAAAGTGAACGACCACTTACGAACATCAGTCGAACATATTTATGCTGTTGGAGATGTCAAAGGCGGACTACAATTCACGTACATCTCTTTGGATGACTTTAGAATTCTAAAATCTACTTTATATGGTGACCAATCACGTACTACACTTAACCGTGGTACAATTCCTTACACTGTCTTTATTGATCCACCATTCTCTCGAGTAGGTTTAACAGCTAAAGAAGCTCAATCTCAAGGCTATAATTATATTGAAAATACATTACTTGTCGCTCAAATTCCGAGACATAAGATTAATAATGACGCTCGTGGCATTTTCAAGGTTGTTATTAATAAAGATACTGATTTGATTTTAGGTGCTACACTTTATGGCAAAGAATCAGAAGAAATTATTAATTTAATTAAATTAGCAATAGATCAACATATACCTTACCAAGTTCTAAGAGATACTATTTATACTCACCCAACAATAGTCGAATCATTTAACGATTTATTTAATATTTAA